TGTTGGAACAGAAATGCGAGATTAAAGATATCAATTGGCAATCCAGTGCTTACGGTCATAACAAAATCGGTTATATCAATGCAGCTGGAAGAATATCTGTAGATATGTATCCTTATATCAAGCGTGATTACAAACTTCCTATGTATAATTTGAATACCGTTGGTCATTACTTTCTGGGTGAGAACAAGACAGATTTGAAGTATGATGAGATGTTCCAAATACACAAAGAGATGACAGAATCTATGAAAATATTGAGAGAAACAACAGGAAAAGACAATTCTATAGATGCTATGAATGTTTTGAAAGATTACAACTTGAAAAAAGACGAAGAATACAATATCAGGAAAGCAATAGAAGGAAATACATTGATTGTGAAATACAACGTTCAAGATTCCGTTCTTGTATTGAAGCTCTTCGAAAAGCTAAATGTTTGGATTTCTCTGGTAGAATTGAGTTCGATTGTCCGTGTTACGCCTATGGAGTTCTTTACACGAGGACAACAAGTTCGATGTATCGCTCAACTCTATCATGCCAGTTCTCACAAGAACATTGTATTAACAAGACGCGATGCTGATTTCATTTATTTCAATGGTGGCTATGTTGCTGATCCACGCGCTGGTTTCTGGGAATTAGTGATATGTTTTGACTTTAATTCTCTGTATCCTTCTATTATGATTGCTTATAACATCTGTTTTACTACATTATTGAGAAATGTCAATGACATAGAAAAAGAGAAATATCATCATTTTAGTATTGATCAAGAAGAACCAGTTGATGCCAAACCACCCAGTAACGATAATTTTGATTATGGCGATTATTTTGATAACGAAAGCGAGGAAAAAGAGGATAAGGGAAAGAAAGTCAAAAAGCACTATGATTTCGGATTTGTTAAGAAGGATGTTCAGAAAGGTCTTCTTCCAGAAATCCTTGAAAAGCTCCTTAGTAATCGAAAAGAAGCAAAGAAAGAGATGAAGAAAGCAACCAAGATGATGGAGTCATTTGATGATAACATACTCATTCCATATCGCGAAAATACTGACATCAAAATTGAAGAATTGAATGATAGAGGTCGTGAACTGATGAAAGAATACTTTAATGTCGATAGCGGTCCTGTTAAACATCATAAAGAGAACATCAATAAAGAGTTCTTTGGTTTCAAAGTAAAGGAAACGATGTTCAATAGTCGCCAGCTTGGTTTGAAAGTGTCTGCGAACTCTATCTATGGTTTCTTGGGTGCTCAAGTTTCTGGAAAGTTTTCCTTGATTGAGGCGTCGATGTGCGTAACATCTCGTGGTAGAGAACTCATTATACAAGCCAGTGAGTTCTTTGAAGACAAATATAACGCTATAACAGTATATGGGGATACTGATTCAACGATGGTCTATGTTCCTTCTTTGAACAATGATCCATCTAAAGTTTGGGAAATGGCAGAAAAGATGGAAAACCACATCAATGGTAAAGATGGACGTGGTGAGGGTATTTTTCCTTCTCCTCTGTATCTTGAGTTTGAAAAGGCCATGCGTTCATTGTTTATGAAGAAAAAGAAGTACGCTTACATGACATATGACCGAAAAGGGAACATCATCAAAGAGAAGGGTTCAGATAATTTCGAACTGAATGTGAAAGGCATTATCTTGGCCAGAAGAGATAATTGTCAGTGGTTACGCGATACTTATGAAAACTGCATCAGAGCTATTTTCAATGAAAAAACGATTTATGATGTATATGATATTGTGATTAAAGCTATAATAGACTGTATTGAACTGAAGTATCACGATGACAACACACAGAACATGGATGAGATTACGAACCAATTGTCTATCATACGAGGTATGGGTTCTAACTATAAAAACAAAAGTTATTTCCTTAGCATTTTTTCGGACATGATGAAGTCTCTTGGTAAACCTATTGCACCCAGTGAAAGGTTCAAATATGTTGTGGTAGATGACCATCAAGGTCGAGACAAGATTGGTTATCGTATGAGAACCGATATCATGTTCAAGGAACAATGGGATGCTGTAGGTATTAAATATGGTGAAAACCTTCCAGAAGGCTATATACAAAAACCCGACTCCTATCCTCCAGAGGAAATTGATACAAATTATTATATCATGAACGTTCTCAAAGAACCAATAGATCAGCTCTTTGAATTTGGCTTTGCCCGTGTCTTGGAAAAATACAAGGACGTGCGTTATCAACCTACCAACAAAAAACGACGTTGTAAGGCCGTTGGTATTTCCACTCCAGTAAAAATGATAGAAATGCTTATAATGGATAGAGGAAAACCTGTAAAAGAAGTTTTACCTACCATCAAGATGCTTCCAGATTGGTTTAGAAAAATACGAGTATAAATATGAATTTATTTACATAAAGAATGTAAATAAAATGATTCGCAAGAGTAATGATAAGCGCAAGAAGGGAAAAGATAAGGCGAAAGAAAATTATAAGAGAAATGGCAAGTATACAACAAAAAGCATACGGAAGAAAGAAGAAAACCATAAAAAGACAGAATAGACTTACTTGTCTTTTACATCCTTTTCAACATCTTTTTTGTGTTTAGAATGATTTATGTATAGATTAATCCATACACCTATCATAGCAGACGTAGTCGAAATCGCTTGTATTCTCTGTAAAAAGAGCATTTTTATATTTACTATATAACTTTTCAATTAAAAATTTATGAAAATTACAATCATAAGCGTTATTTGAACATTTACATATATAACTCTCTTTTGATTCCAAATAGTCTGTTTTGGCCGTTTTTGTTTTGCCTTTGAAAAAATAATCAATCTCCACATGTTCTATTGACACTTTTTGGTTTGGAAAAACCAGGTGGACGAACTCTCTTAACGTAATGTTGTTAAAACCTGTGCAGATATTGTCATACACTATATCACAGACATTATTGTAAGGCAAAATAAGTTCATCAAAATATATATAGTTGAACTTATAGAGAGAGGTATATTTTCTCGCTTTCAATTCAGTTTCTCCTCTAACGATAAGCATATGAGTTGCCATCTCAGGTATATTAACATCTTGTATTTTTTCTTGGAGTATTTGACCACCAAAACACCAGTCTATTATTTGCCAAAACATTTTTATAAGATTATTTATAAAAAATTATTCAGTTATTAGATTAGAAGCTCAAATATTCGTCGATACTAACTCCCTTTCCATAAGAATTTTCACTCAACATCTTCTTTGTGGGAAATGCGATTTTTGGTTTATGTTCGAGTTTCAAACTGTTGTAGTGCTGTCTGATTATCTTTTTAAACTCTGTGATGTTTTCTTTCGGGACCTTGAATATCGTTTGGAAACCACTTGTACCCGATTGACCTATCAAGCGTGTTGCGTCTACTTTCTTAAGTTTATTGGCCAATTTTTGATAGTTTACGTCGTTCGAAATCACGAATCCATCGTTACCACCATAGTCAACTTTGTATACAACAACATGAACTTCTTCGTATACTTTGGCCTTCTTGGAAGAAGTTTTAGTTTTGCGCACTGGCGTCTTGGGTGACTTGGGTGTCTTGGAAGAAGTTTTAGTTTTGCGCACTGGCGTCTTGGCCTTCTTGGTGACTCCAAGAATCTTTTTCCCTATAACGCCGTCTTTCTTGACACACCTCCCGGTTTTAGGATTTACTATTTTTCCTTCTGGACACTTTGGCATTTTTATATTCCAGAAAATATTTTTTTTACAAAAATTCAGCATTTTATAATACGCCTACTATAGTTGTCTTTCTTGGTCATACACTTTTCATCGTATTCTGTTTATCCTTTAAAAATAATAAATTACAAATCTTCACTGAATGTTGAAACCCAGATGAGTATACCAAATCCTACTTTCGATACTATATCCAAAAAGTTGTATGCTATATTTTTATTTCTGGTCCCGAGAAGATATGCTGCTCCATATAAAGCCCAGACAAACGCAAATATCGCATAAATTCCTCTCATAGATGTATCTTTGTTGTTTTTGATGTATTCTTCATAAAGACAAGTAAACAAAGCAGCATAGGCAGCAAATCCGTAAATTAGTCCTTTCTTTACATCTAATTTACCCGTTTCTCCTAAAAATCCAAAGAGAAGCATAACAAAATTCAAAGGTATAATGTAACCTAATGCTTTATAGTTGGGCGCGGTGTTAACATGGTTAGGATCAAGTTTTCTTCTCTCCTTATTATCGTAGTGATTTGTATAAAGAACAAAGGACAATATCAACAAAGGAGTTGTCAAGAACCAGTCAATATAACGTATAGGTGTTACTTTATTCAAACTTAGACCTTTCCCGTCCAAAAGGTTCATAATATAGGTATATGTAAGACCTGCTATGACATTTACGCAAGTCTCGGATATAAGAGAGTATTTTAAGTATTTAGTATTTTTATCAAATCCGTCTCCAAGCGATGCGATGAAAGTGATTACAGTTGTACCGGCGAGAGCTATATATGCGGTAAAAAATGTAAAATACATAGTTTCTGTAGAATATACCTTGATATTCTCTAAATCCTTCATTTTAATATTCATTAAATTTTTCAATTGTGTAAATTCTGATTTTTGACAGGGTAGCATGGTTTTGTCATCTTATTCTTCCAGAAAATATTTTTTTACAAAAAAATCAGCGCTTTTATAAGCGGACTCCAGTACTGTTAATTCGAAGAGATTATGAGGACCAACAGAATATAGATTTTCAATATTACCTTTTGGTAACAACGGACCTTCTTTTGTAGGATTATAAGAAGAATGTTCTACATTCCACATCTTTTTCTCTTTATTGTAAAAAACTCCTTTAGAAATTGTGACTCTATATGGCATGATACTCATACCGAAAACGACAGACAGTTGGCGCAAAGCTTCGTTTATAACTTGATTGATGTCTTCAATGTCATTAACCTTCTTTTTTAGATGGGATGAAACTGTTTCCATATCTACAATAGCGCAAGACCAGACCTCTTTGATGAAATTATTCTTAGTCGGTTCTTTTGAGTATTTGTTCAAGTTAATGATATCTATATTCCATTCTGAAAAGCACTTGGTTTTCCACATGTTAACGTTTTTTAGTTCTTCAATGAAATGTAACTGAAACCCTAAACCCGTGTAAGATGAGTTTGAGCAATATTTCTGAAATTTGTCACTATCCATCCAATTGGATTGTATTTCAGTCGAACAATTCTCTACTAAATCTTTTAGAGGAGATAGTGGAAAAGAGCAAATATAAGCATCCGCAGAACATTTACCAGTCGTTGTTTTAGCGTCTATTATTCTATTATCTTTAGATGTTAGGTGAAGTAATTTGGAATCTTTGAATATCTTGATATTATCTCGTTCCATTAAATCTTTCTCCCAACGAGCTATCCATAAGTCATTGCGACTTGATTGTATTAGACTGGAACCTGTGCCTTCTCTTATGGTCTTAAAGAAGATATAGGTCAGCATCTCGTCGTCAGTAGTAGCTAAAGAAATACTAAGTTTTCTTAACGCTCTCTGACCATTTTGGGTGATTTTCTTTTCGCTCATCCATTGCTTCAGTGTTCTTTTGTCCTTTTCGTCTATAGTATACATCGCTTTCACGACACTTGCTGTATCCATTACGCTTAGATTACTGTAAAAATAGTTTAAAAACATAGAAGTAGTGTAAAATTTATAACCATATATGTAATCTGTTTCTACATCGTATCTTTTCAGAATTTTCAAAGCTTCTGTGTACGATGAACTCATCACTCTGGGAGAATGTTCTGTATAATAACCCTTATCCCAGTCCACTTTCCAACAACCTCCTAATTTTGACTCTTTGTCGTGTAGTTCAATTTTATGCCCTTGTTTTGATAGCTCATCTGCTAAACGCAATCCTGTAGGACCTCCACCAAAAATACAAATATACATTTTATATTTGTATTATTTAAGTATTAAAAATGAATATAATTGTAGCAGCCAGAAAAAAGTGGTTAGATGCTATCAATACAAGAAATATGTATAATATTATGGATTGTTATCATAAAAACCATATATTTAAAGGAACTCTTTCGAAAAAAGTCACCTATACAGAAAATGAACTGAAAAAATATTTTGAGAGATTGTTGGAGATGAAACCAAAAGTTGTATTTGTAAAGAGTGATTTGAAAAACATTGATGGTATCTATTTTGATTCTGGTACATATGTCTTTACATTTCCTTCAAACAAACAGATAAACGCTAATTATCAGTTTGTTTATAAAGTTGTTGGGACAGAAGTTAAGATAATCTCACATTTTTCTTCTTCTATTGGTAAATAAGTATACCGTAGACAAGGATAGTATAGCAAAACTTAACCTCGGAGATGCTTTTCTGAATTTGTATCTTGACATTTTAAATTGAATATTTAAATTAATTTAAAATACAAAAAATGAATTCGCTTGTCGTTACAAGGTCAGAAGCAGAAGACAATCCCTTGTTCACAAACGTTATCAAGAAACTTGAAGATGTTAACATTACATTTCAACCTCGGGCTTTCGAGTACACCAGTCCACAAGATTTCGTTTATTATTGTATTGACGATGACAAAATCACCTTTGCTATGAAAGTTTTGTTTTATTCTAATGATTTCAAGATTGTAGATATTCACTATGATAATCAACTCACTTTGTTGTTAGCTTTTGTTAACTTCAGAAGTCTCATAGTGAAGAACTATCAACATTTAATACAAACTGGAACCGAAGTAAAGATATTATGGAGGTCACAACTCTGTGATGCAGAAATTAACAGTTTCGCCAAACTGGCAAATATCATGGAAGACGAAGTTTCTGAATTCAAATTTACAATTCAAAACAAAGACTCAGTATACGGAAAAAATATAGAAATTACAAAACCGCATCCTTTTTGTCCTGATGTTGTGAAAAGTTTCATAAATTATTAAAATTTTTGTTCATAAAATGTCGACTGAACAAAAATTCAATGTAGACTTGGATCCTTGGTGTGATGATATAACTTATTTGGAACCAAGACTTTCGGAAGCTGAGAAATTCAGCAAAGCACGCAAACAAGAATGTATGTATTTACCTGCTCAGTTTAATTTTAACCAAGAAAAGTATTTTGAACTTGTTAAGCTGGATAAATACAGGATGAAAGCGACCGAAGGTGATTGTGCTATAAATATATTGGATATTGGTAATATGATTAGTTCCCAGCACGCAGCTCTTCTTAGACTCGTACTAAAAAGATGTGGCGAAGTCACTACTGAAAAATATGCTGGTATAAGTGATACAATTTTGGAAGAAATGTTGAGCTATATTAGCGAAACACACGGAAAGTCTTACTATTACAAAAGTCTTCGATTTAATATAGAAAATTTGCCATTCATGGATTCTGTTTTTCAGAAATTAGAAACAGGTAAGTTCATAATCATAAATTACTCATTTACCAGTGAAAAAGGCGAAAATATGTCACATGTATCTTTAGTTACAAGAGAAGTGGTGGAAGAAGCAACCGAAGACTATGGTGACCAGACAGCATTGTTTGTTTATGACCAGCAAGTTGACACTCTCAAAACCCTCTATACTCCAGAGTATTTTAACAATAAAACATTTTTTGGTTTTGTTGCCAGATCTACTGTCAAGGATAGAAGATACAAACACGGTTTTTATGGCAATATTATTGGCATAGGTGAAAATCATTACTTAACTCGCCCTGATTTGGTATACGAAGAAGAAAAACTGTCAGAAGCAAAACTATTCTTAGGAGATATCAAAACTGGAACGCCACAGATTAGAATATTTGACAACTATATTGGTAAATTAGCATCGATTCATGAAAAGTGTTTCAAGAATTTTACACCCGAGTATTCAAATGCAAAACAGCACATGACAATGTTGCTTACACGAGAAAATACAAGAATGTGTTTTCTCTTGGATAAAGACAAAAATATGGATGGTATTATGGGTTTTTGTTTCGTAAAAAAAATTTTAGTAAATGGAAAAATGGTCTTTTACATACACGATGTGTGTGTAGACCCTGACTATAAAGGCCAAAATATTTGCACCGCGTTGATGAAATATGTTACAAAATTCTATCAATCTGCTGATTTGTTCTTATTGGACGTGTTGCGGACGAATATAGGCGCAATAAAATGTTATCAAAAATTATACTTTGAACTCATCGAAGAAACTGAAAATCAACAAATTGACGAAGTCAGATCACAAGTTATAACAACATACGGATATACGATGTCAAGACAAACTGTAAAATGCCCCGATACCTTTTTCCACGAGAGCATTGAAGGGGAAAAAAAGTACTTTTTGACACCCAGTGGGGACTTCTACAAGTACGGCTCATAAATTTTTAAAAATTCTTTTAAAAATTTCTATACCATATATTTATCATAAAATTCGCATGCAGTTGGATACAAAAAATTGAACCAATAATCATAATCTACCTTTACATTTTGAATGTAGATTTTCTTATCTTCAATACCATAAACAGCGTAAATCATGTTCTTGCGTCCAGTGATAACGCCATTGCCGATAATTTGGTCATAATGTGATTTCCAAATACAGTTGGTGTTGTTCATATCTTTATTGTCAAGTAAAGGTTTGTACATTCTCGCAGGACACTTGATTTCGATTCCCGTATCATCGTCTATAACTCCATCTAAAGAAGCACCAAAGCGTGTATCTGCCTTCCATACAGCAAAACCAGTCTCAGTTATTTCCTTGTTAAGTTTTTTTGCCAAATAATTTCTTACAATGGGTTCGTAATCGTTTCCCTTTTGCATTCGCTCTTTAGCTTCAGGAGAAAATTCCTGTTTGATTTCGCCTTTCAGAATCTTGGCAAGTCTTTCTGGTTCATACTTTTCATAAGGACAATGACCCACCACTTTACCTAAATTAGACATGGTAATACGCCCCTTGCGCATATGCAACCAGTCCTCGCTTCCCTGCGTCGTGTCGTAAAGTATGTAATCTTCGTATTCCTTCATGATTTTGAAATTATTGTTTATTATTTAAAATTCATTTAAATAATAAAAATGTTAGCATACAATATCAAAAAATTTTTTCTGTCGATAATACAATATTTGGATGAACCAACTCAGGAAGAGTTGGATTACTTAGAATATTTATCTTTACCCTCAAAGATGATATAGTTTATTCAAACGTGATTATAAATTTATACTCTATAAAATGGTTGAATTTGATAGAGGTGATATTATCGATAGGTACAATTATCAATTTAACGCGAATGCGGAAGCGAGTAATGAC